CGGCCCCGACGCGCAGTTGCTGCCCGGCTACGATGCCGTCCACGCCAAACTCTATTGCCTTCCCGTCGAAGCCGTACCCCGTCACGACGTCAGCCGTCACCCAGTCCTGCCCCGTGATGGAACGCTCAACGATCAAGGCATTGCCCGTCGCCCTTGCTTCAAACTCTACGCGCACGCTGATCGCGTCGCTCTCCGGCGCGAAGCTCTCGGAGATGTACTCCCCTTCGCGCACCTTGCTGAAATTGATTGTTTTCATTCTGTATAATTGTTTGTGGTGATTGTCGGTCTATTCCCAGCACAGATATTTATTCTCCTCGCAAATCTTCAGTGTGCGGAATGTCTTACCACCGACAAGTCTTAACGTATTTACGTGGGGAAGATTAGTCATCTTCACAAGTGTCCGGTTATTCCACTCTCCCGATCCGGGAACTGGCGTATTGACAGACACAGTGAAAGAAGCCGTGTTTCCAAGTATTTCCAATTTCTCTCCATAAAGATTCATTATTCCGCCATTGCTGCCATTACCTCTGAATAATTGAATCCAGCCGTTGGGCTGGATTGCAGTAAATGCGAAGTCGTGGCCATTAGATGAAGCCGATGTCAGCCCGTCATTATCGACATGAAATCCACCGATGTTCGCAGCCTTCTTCACCACCAGCGCATTGGTATTGATCAGCTCCGTCTTGATCAGTCCTCCCTCGATGACGGTCTTCCCGTTAAGGCGCGCGTTGTTGATGTCGAACAGGTCATACTTGCCTTGCTTCTGATTGAGCTGGTTCTGCTGGTTGCTGAGGGTCGTTTCGGTGTTGGATACGCGCCGGTTGACGGCGGCCAGCTTTTGGGCGTTATCCTCTTTGTAGCTCTCGAATGTTACGGCGGCGTTGATGTTGATGTTCCGAGAGATCATATTGATCGCCTCCGGGGTTTGCGTGATGAGAGAAGCGATCGTCTTCCCATTAGCCAGCTGCGCGGAGGCGTAGAGGGCATTACCCTGCGCGGTTGTGATGTACCCAGCGGTTTGGAGCTTGTAGACATTTTCCTCTGCGAGGTTGGCGCGGTTTATCAGGTTGTTCACGTTCTGCTGCGTCTGTTGCTGGAAGGCGTCCAGCTGAGCCTTCGTGCCGCCCGCGGTTTGGTTGGCGCGCCCTACCTCCGCGCGGATCTGATCAGCCGTGACTTTGAACTCGGACTTAGTCAGGTAGCCCGTCAAGTCGGGTTTGTCGGTCAGGTTGTTGTAGCCTACCGAGCCGGCGGTGATGGTCAGCGGGCCCGTAATGCGACCATTAGCGAGGTCGATCACAAGCTGCGCGTTGGGGTCTTGGATCAGCTCCGTGGTGATTTGCCCCGGAAGGATCTCCGTGAAGCCATACGCACGCCCCCACGAACGGTTGCCCTCTCGCTCGGCCCCGAGGTAGCCCATCAGAAGCAGGTAGGCGCCCGCCTCATCGTTCATGCCCTTGAACGTGTCGTGCAACACAAACGTGCCACTCTCACCGCTTACGGGCACACGGGCGTAGAGGCGATAGACCTTATCGGCGGCCAGCGCCTCGGAGGTAAAGTCCGCCATCTCCCAATAGCGATACAGCGACGGGTCGCGGCGCGAGGTGATGGCCTTAACGCCCATCGTCATATGCTTCAAGAAGAGGCCCGCAGCTTGAACACGTACCCGCCCACCGGTGAACTCTGGATACACACCAACCACCTTTTGCGGCGCCGTCTTGCTGTCTACGAATACGAATTGCAATTGCTCGTGTCCGACGATCAGCTGCATGGTCTCAATCGTTACGGGATTGATAGACTCCTTGAACTTGTCGGCGAAATCCTTCTTCAGGTGCTCCTGTGTCTCCTTGACGTCTTGCCATGTGCGCCGGCTGTATCGCACCATCTCCTCGGCCCGCTCACGCGCGGCCTTGGATTCCTTCTTGATGTCACTCAGCTCCTGCATGAAGCGGTTGCCCTCGAGAAAGTCGCTGAGCACGATCTCATAGCGATACGGCTCTTCGTTGTCGTTCTCGATGAAGCGCTTGACGCTCGTCACGCGGATCTTCCGATCCAGCCCGAGGCGTGTGTCTTGGACGTGCATCAGCTCGCCACACTGCACACTGAGTGAGTGCTTCGCGAATAAGACCTCGTCGCAGACCACGGCCAGCTTCGTGCGGTTCTCGCATTTGCCGTCGAGATATTTCTGAGCCGCGACCCGAAGTTCTTCGGACGCCTTATCCACGTAAGCCTTGGGCATCTTAATACCGGTCAGAATAAACTTATCTCCTACCGCGAAATGGATGTCACCGGGCACTTTGAGGGCACCTTCTTCTTCCACCTTAGCCAGTTTGAACTGCTTCGTCTTGTTGTCCCATGAGCCTTTGACGATATGTAGGTCATAGCCTGCCAACCCGCCGTATTGAAAGGTGACGGTCGGCTCTGTGTTGTCTATCAGTTGCGCGTCAAGATCGAAATCGATTCCCGAGGCCTGCAACGTAAACTCGTCCACGCGTGCCGTGACGGTAAAGACGCCGTGAGGGTAGATGTCCTGAAACTGCTTCGGGTGTTCGATCACACCGTACTTGTCGACGTTCTTCTCCAGATAGAGTGCACCTCCGGGGAGTTTGAGATACTCCAGCGCATCCTTGGTGCCTTGTGCGGCCATGTTCTTGTCGGAGCCGTAGGCGTACAGGCGCGTCAGTGGGGGTACCTCCTCAACGGCTGAGAGTGTGATGGATCGGAATCCCCCGTCCGGGCCCTGTGAATAGATGCGGCTGACGGGGCGATCGATTTCGCGTCGTCCGATAGTGAGTGTGCGATCCTGTACATAGAACTCCGTCTCGAAGCGTGTGGCGATCTCATTAACAACTTCGGCGCACGTCTTGTCCTTCAGATCGAACGTCTCGGCCTTCGTCTCCACACAGCTGCCTGCTTTCCATCCGGCGTGCACGCGGTTCATGGATCGCACCACGATGTCCAGCAACTGGCTGGCCGTGCCGTTGTACTTGCTCATGTTCTTACGGAAGTCGGGCTTCTCGTAGGGGAAGGCCACGACGTCGTGCAGTCGGTACATCTCGTGGTAGAACTTCACGCGGTACGCAAAGCCGCGGCTGACCTCCTCCTTCGTGACGTCTTCGCGATGACGGACGTAGTACGTCTCACCCTTGTAGGTGATGTAGTCATTCACGGTCAGCCCGATCGGTTGCAGGGTGGTGAACTCTACGTAGGCGATCCGGGCGCCGTTGATCTCCTCCAGCGTGTAGGAGGCGGCGCCGACCCATACGTCTGCGATCTGCTTACCTGCTCTATAGATGATCATTCGGTGTTGTCTGTTTTTGTTTCTGTTTAGTTGTCTGTTTGGGGTGGGTGGTGGATCAGATCCGTCCACCCTTGGCTACGCGTACGGGCCGCATTTCGCCCGTCTCGAAGTCTCGTATCATTCTGTACTCCTCGCCATCGTCGCCCTTGGAGTCATCGCCTCGCTCCATCTCACGATTGCGCTTATTCACGGTGTAGCCGCGTTCACGCATCAGGGCCAGCATCAGGGCATAGGGCGCGGCGAGGGTCTCTCGGTGGCTGTATCCGAAGGCCTCGTTGGCGGCTGAGAGGAAGCCGAAAGGGCTTTCTGCGTCCAGGCGGTCTTGTTCCGTTGAAGGGCTATCATCTCCTCTTCTCCGAGCGGGCTCACAGCTTTCAGGACTGTGATAGAGTTGGAAAAAGACTGCACACCGAGGCGGTACAGGATGGCGTTAAGGAGCACGTAGAGGTCTCGCCACGTGGCGCTCTCTTGAAGCGTCTCTCGAAACCATCGGGGCATGTCGCCCGGGCGGTTGTGGATCCCAAGGCAGACGATCTCGAAGACCAATTCGCCGTATCGCTGCATGACCTCCAAGGCGTCAGCAGACGGAGTGCCGTCCGTCGTGGGTATGTCGTCCTCGGGCGCGTCGCCCTCGGGCTTTGGTCGTGCGATCAGTCTTTCGACGTCCGCCTTATCGATAGCCGCCAGCAAGGGGCGCATGCGAAACCATGTGCCCACGGTGATGGGTTTGATCGATATGGCTTCGCCCGGGTTCTTACCCTCGGGCACGTTCTGGAAGGCAAAGGGGATCACCGCGGGCGTGTCAGCCAGCGTGGCGGTCTCTTGCATCAATTCGGATACTACACTCATTTTCTGGGTGAGGTGGGTTGTTGGGTGTTTCGTTGTTGTTGCCGGGGAAGTCGTGTTACCCTCCCCCGGAATGGGGTGTGTTTTGTTGTTGTGTTTGTTGTTCGGCGGCAAAAGTAGAAGGGACATCTGCGATCACCCACTACTCCCCGGTGGGGCAGGTGACTTTGATCTGCATTTTGGCTGCGTGCCACGTACCAAAGATGGCTGTGCACGCCGTGCAATCCCTGTAGAAGACCTCCGACGTGGTGCCTCGTTCACGCAGGTAGAGCGGGAATGTGCCCGGCGCTGCGATGGCGTTGTAGAGCGCGCTCCAATTGTGTATGAAGTGATCCAGCGTTGGAGCCGCGAGATCGATGTAGAGTGTCCAGTCGGCGGACTTTCTTCGCGGTGCGTCGAGATGAAGTGTCCTGCCGTCGTTGTACGGGGCTTTCAGTTCAGCCGGGGCGGCCGCCGCGCCGATATAAACATCGTCAAGCGACGCACCATAATCGCCAAGGTCTACACCCCGAATCGAAGCCACTCCGCGCGGAGTATGTGGCACGGGGGTGGGGCCTACGACCATGTAATAACTCGTCCGTATAAGCCCCGGGAAGGTGCGCTCTTCCATCATTACCGTAAGTGTGGCGCCGGCACGATTGGGGGCAAGTAGACGGTGCATGACAAGGCCAGAGGTAGACACGTAGCGAAAAGAGAAAAACTGTCCCATCCCAAAGTCAAACGTATGCCAGTCTGGGGCGGCCAGTTTGTCAACAAAGGCCTTGATGCGCGCCTGTAGGTCTGCCTCGCCATCGCCAGCCAAGAAAAAGGTGAGCTGTAAGCGGCGGCGCTGCAAGCGAAAAAAACGCAGGTCGGCCTGTATGCCGTGCGATTCGGCAAAGTCTGTCTGGTGCACCGCCTCCCGTGCGGGATACTTCAGAATGTTGCCGAACGAATCCGGAGAAAGCGTGGCTCCGAATGCGTCGTAAATGTTTCGTCCGTCAATGAGTGTGTGGGTCATAATCCGAGTCCTCCCCCTTTGATCTTTACACCGCTGTTATTGATTGCTGTAATACTCTCGGCCATGCGTCGGCTGGTCTCTTTGATCGAGGCCGTATGGTCGGCCACGGTTTGAGAGAGCTGTGCCACAGTCACCTGCGTGACGTGTATTTGCTGCACCATATCCTTAATCGCTGTGACCTCTTTCCAACCTGCGATTTGAATCTCACGCAGCGCCGCGAATGATTGGCGGATGGAGTCATAGTACTCAGCCACGCCTCCCCCCTTGCCGCGACTCTCATTCAACAGCCGTACAATCTGCTCTATGGACACACGAATGGCACCCATAACGCCAGCAAGCAGGTCGATGCTTTCCTGTGAGGCTTTAGCCAGCGCTCCACGCATGGAGTTCTCCTTCGTTTCTTCATAGTCCTTGAGTCCCGTCTTGTCGAAGGCCTCCTTCTTCTTTTCGGCGAGCTCTTTGTAGATCTGCGTGAGCTCGTCTTTGGCTTCTTGGAGTTGCTTCTGATACTCTTCGGCACTCATCTTTTCGCGGTTCTGCATGAGGTTCGCAATCCTCTCATAGGCCTTTTTGATCCGTTCCTCTGTCTTCTTGTCGATAAGGCCTTTTACAATGGCGTCGCGGAGATGTCCCTCGATGGTCTTTCCGAGGTCTTTGGATCCGTCGCCCGCCTTCTTCAGAAAGCTCTCATACTCGGAAAGCAGCCCGTCGAAAGAGACGCCCGTAAAGCCGGCAAGGGTCTCGTCTTGCATCTTTTTCTCATCTTCAAGCATTTTCTTTCTCGCAGAAATGGCGTCCTGTGTACTCGAATCGAGCACCTTCAGAAAAGCACTGTGCGTCCTTGTGAGCATTGTTAGCTGTTCAAGGGTGAGCTCTTGGGCGTAATTCGCAGTGTCCGTGAGCAGTCTTTTGACGTCTATGCCGTTTTTCTCCAATGCTTCCACGTCAAAGCCCTTTACTGATTGCGGCCTGTACCCTCGATCCCATTCCATCTCGAAGTATCCCGCCCCTTGGGAGCCGCGCTTCTTACCCTGAACCACGTGCTTGTCCCATCTGTAACGTTTTTCAGCGCTCTTGTATCCGTTGGCTTCGGGGGTGTTTTCCCAGAACCGATTATAGTTGTCGAATCCACCTCGCTGTTGCACGAATCCCAGTGCGCGGTCTGCATTGTAGTATCCCGTACTGTGTCCGTCCCCATCGTTGGCTTTCTTCGAGTTTCTTTCTCGAGTTTTCTCTTTGATCACTTCCAACTCTTCAGCGGCGATGTTTGCAGCCTCAGTGGCGGCCTTCAGCTTCTCTTCGATGCTGCCGTATCCCTTTACGATCTCCATACTGGCCGCTTTGGCTTGATCCAACCATTTCAGCTGAGACTGATAACTCTTTTCCATTGCGTCCGTCCACTCCTCTACCTTGCCGATGGCTGGAATAATGGCAGAGGCTGCACCCACAACCGCACCGGCTACAGCACCCCACGGGCCGCCCACACTGGCCCCCGCAGCGGCAAAGCTGGCTGCGTTGGTGATGGCGTTGCCGATGGTGGAAACCACCTTACCGGCCTTGATGTCGCAATCACTCATGGCGTTTCCCAGCTGCGAGATGATGCTACCCACGCTGCTCAGACCGCTGATCACACTGTTGAGGGCGCTCATCTGCTCAGTGGATCCATTGACAGACTTACGCAGCTTTTTGAAGTTGGCGATCAACGCATCAAAGACCTTTTGGTGTTGAATGCCTTCGATCGTATCGTCCACCTTCTCGAGATCAGTCTCGAGGCCCTCTAAGGTTTGGCGTACCAGTTCGGGGTCTCCGAGCATGCGCTGTAGCAACTTTGCTTTTTCGGCGTCTACGGTGCCCTCTGCTCCCTTCGTCTTAAGATACTTGATGGTGTTCGCGATCTCAACACGCACGTTTTTCGCCATTTTCATGGCCTGCTTCTCGGTGTGCTTGAAGAAGGTCTTGAGGTGGTCATCTTTTCCAAGCTCCGATTCGGCGGCGGCCGCTTGCTTCTGAATCGCTTCCCGTCGGAGGCGTTCAGCCTCGTTGGTGCGTCCTTCCTTTTCGGCGTCTGCGATCTTACGGGCGTATTCGCGTGCGATGGCGGCTTCTTTCTCTTTGTAGTTGCCAAAGGCTTGCAGCATTTCATCGTAGGCCTCGGCCTCTTTGCGTTTCCATTCATTGGTAGCGTTAGCGCGTTCCTTCATGTTCTTTTGATCCATAGCAGCTTTGGACGCCTCGTAATATGCTTGCTGATCTTCGGTCAGAGCCTCTTTTCCCGTGAGTGTCTTGTTGGCCTTTTCGAGTTTTTTCTTCCATTCCTCGATCTCTTGAAGCTCTCGTTGGTAGTCGAGATCAATCTTTTGGAGCTTCTTCTCGAGGCCCTCGTTCATCATCTCAAGGTCGGCGTCTTCGATGCGCTTGCGTGCGTTGCGGGTGAGCTCTTCGATTTCGGCCATCGCCTCGGCCTTCTCTCTCTTTTCCTTCTCGAGCTTGTTAAGGTTTTTCTTATAGGCGGAGGCGCCGGCCTTAGATCCTCGGTCATACGATTGGCCGGTCATGGTTCGATACTGATCCTTTCTTTCGTTCTGTCTCTTTTCAAGCTCCTCCACGTCTTCGAGGCTTCTTTTACCAGAGGCTGCCTCAGCGCGCATACGTTTCAGCAAGGCATCTCCATTTTGGATCTCCTTTCTTAGTCCGGCCAGCGTCTGGGATTCATTTCCAGCCGCATCTTTGGCATCAGCCATTGCTTTAGCGTGTTCATTGGCACTTTTGACCGCATTTTGGGTCATCGTCCTTTGGAAGTCGAGCTCATTTCTCAACCTCTTTTTGTTTCGCTCTTTGGTGAGCTTGTCGTACTGGTCTTCGTAGGTGCGACCGTTTACAGGCATCCCGGAGACACTTTGTCCGACGGTCGTAACCCCAGCCAAAAAACGATGAAAAAAGGAGCGATCGGAGGTTCCGTTTTTGGCGTCGTTCTGGATGGCTTTGACGCGTGCACGAGACTGTGCGATCTCGTCAGATTCCCTTTCCGCTTGATTTTTTGCTCGGAGTGCGGCGGTTAGCCGTTCAACAACGGGTATGTATTTCCCCGTCGCAATCATTTCCATTGTGATGTCTCCGAGGATGTCCGGAGCGATAGCGTGCAGGTCTCGAAGAGCTTTCTCTTTGGCTGATCTAACGGTGTTTTCATCTTTGATTATTGCGATGAGCAAATCGATCTTCGCCCGCTCTTTTTCCGCTTCATCTTCGGCTTCCCGTGTCACCCTATTCAGGGTCTCGACAGCCCTTTCCGCCCCGGAAGCCTCTGAAGCCATATCGTAGAGCGCTTTGGCCAGTGCTCCAACGGCTACGATGGCAGCGGCATACAGGTTTGGAGCAAGCGCCGTGGCTACATTTTTCAGTTTGGACACGAGACCAGCCTTCGCTGCAGAAAGCAGTTTCGTTTGCGCTGCTTGCCGCGCTTCTGATTCAGTGATCTCTTTTCCCATCGAAAGGGCAAGCCGCTGCTCGAGGGCCATCTGCTCAGTGATGGCGGTACTTGTTTTTGTGTAGACGCTCTTCGCTGTGGTTATGGCAATCAGAGCAGCCTTATATGTCCCATATGCGATAACCAGCTGAGCCAATACGCTTCCAATCTGCTTATAGCTCTCCACCAGTGACGTCACGCCGTCGAGAGCATTGGCTATCACGCCCTCGCTACTCTTCCCGATGTCGTTAAACATCATCTCTATAGCGTCGCTTAGGTTGGAGATCTTACCAGCGATGGTCTTGGATTGCTCTTCCATGAGGTTGTAGAACTTTCCGCCCTCGTTGGTGAGCGATTCGAGGGCCTTCTGCACCTCTGGGAAACCCACCTTGCCCGCCTCGACGAGTCCCTGCACCTGATCTTTGGTCACGCCAAACTGCTTTGCTAACTCATCGGCAATGGGAATACCGCGGCCCATGAACTGCCGAAGATCCTGTGTGAAAAGACGCCCCTGGGTCATAGTGGTACCATAGAGGTATACGAGATCATTCAAGGGAATAGAGAGCCCGGAGGCTATATTCCCGAGGCGTACAAGGGTGTCATTCACTTCGTTTGCAGCCACGCCGTATGCAAGCAGCTGTTTGGCGCCGCCTGCGACCTCCTCCATGCCAAAAGGCGTTGTGGCGGCTGTACGGGTAAGTTGCTGCATCAGACGGTCGGCCGCCTCCTTGTTTCCGAGCATGGTCTTGAAGGCTGCTTCAAGTTTTTGAAACTCTCCACGAACGGTGGCCACCTTGACGGCGAAATCTTTGGCGGCGTCCAGTGTAAAGGCTACTCCCATCATGGCGCCCACGCTCTGGGCCGTCCGTCCCAAGTGTTCGATAATGCTTTCTGCCTCACTTGCGTCGCGGCGGAGGCCACTGTTATCTATGCCGGTGGCCAAATAGAGGGCACCGTTGTAATTGATTACTCCCATTGTTGTTGAATTGTTAAGTTGTTGACGTTGTTGAGGTGATTACCGGCGCGTTCCGCCTTGGTGGGCCACGCGACGAATAGAGCGGCCGGTGTAGTTGCCATCCAGCGAGGCGTAAAGCTCGGCCAGTATGGTTAGGGCGTCCGGGGCGTCGTCGTGGCGGGGGCGGACGCGGGGCGCGCGCGCGGC